TCCATCAAACACAATTTTACTCCACAATGTTTCACGTGAAACATTCTGGTAAAGTGGTAACGTGGTAATGTGCTAATTCGTTAAAGCACTTTAGTACGGTGACGTGGTGGTGTGGTGACGTGAATATGAATATCCTGTTAACAATTATGTAATAGAACATTAATGTTATGTCTATCGAAACATGTTGCAAAATTTGTCGAATTATGGTACAATAAAGAAGATAGGATATATGTTAATTAAAAACTAGACAAGTAGAAAGGGGTAAGGACACACATGCATATTGCAGATCAGATTGAATACGTAAAAACAATGATTAAAAATGTAAGTGATGAGATTGGTTTTTCACAAGACAGGGAGGAAATATCACATTTAGCAGACGAAAAAGTCAGGCTAATATCTCTATTGGTAAGTCTGGAAAAGCTTGCAAAAATCAATTCCTTAGTTGAAGCTTTTAACGCACAAAAAGTCACTCCGACGAGTCTTTGAAAATTAAGACGAAACTGCTCTTGATGAGCAGTAAGTGACAGTGAGGTCACTAGTGGATAGATGGGATAAGCCATCACACGAAAGGAGCAGTGTATAATGAAAAATTATATTGTAACAATTAAAGACGGTCTTGCATTAACAGCACATGAGGAAATGGCAGAATCCGTGAACACTTTAAAATTAAAGTACGGTGATAAATTCGTTGGCGCATCATTCATCGGACGGGCAACTTTGGAAGATAATATCAGGAAATTCGTAATTGAAAATTACGGTACTGAATACGTGCCAAGAGGCGAAACGATGGAAGAAATAAAGACAGAAATTGAGCATTTGAAAAGCACGATAAAGCAGGTAAATGTTATTTATCGTGGCCAATCTGGTAATCTGCTAGATGCAACATTATCTACTAAAGTTGACATTGAAGAGTGGTGTAAAAAATACAATTACACTTACGTAACAAAATACGGTTTACGCAATTTGTGTAATGAGGAACTTATCAACCTTGCCGTTCATACCGTTTTGAATAAAGACAAAATTGCTATGCAGGCAGAAAACGAAAAGGAGAAAATATCATGTTAATAGAATTCACATTAAAATCAACATTTTTAAATTTCAATGACCGTTATAACAAGATAGTAAAAGCAAGAAAAAAAGACGAATCTTCATATGTAACATTTTCCGCACCATATTCGGTCAAGACGGATAAAAAAACATATGAAAACAGGTACTTATCATGCATTAAGTTTTTTGATGATCCGGAAAAAGCAGAAGATTTTGGCATCCTACTCGATGAATCGGATGGAGTAAAATATGATATATATGGAACAATAACAGATATTAATGAAAAGGGATATGTAAACGTAGTGGTTGATGAAATATGTCTAGTTGAAGAAAAAAAGGGCAGGGGAACCAACACAAGTAATAAAGGAAGAAACGGCAGAAATAAATAGAACACAAAACATAAACGTAGAGAGGGGTTAACTTAAATGTTAGAAATAATTAACAATAAAGAAAATCTCTCTCTTTATTTAACCAAAAATTTGAGAGAAAAGAAACACATATTTTACGATATTGAAACGGTAACACTCAACCAAAAAACAAAAAAACCTAGTGAACTTTTATCAATCGAATACATATGTGCAATTTCATATTTATATCAGGGAAAAGTAAATTATTTCTTCACACCGACATTGGAAAGTTTCATCAAATATCTGTACACAATAAAATCATCATGCAAGATAGACCTAACAGGTCAATTCATTTTTGGTTTCGACAATCATTTCCTCTTAAAATCCTTGACCGAACTGGGTTACACTCCGGTCAACATGGAAAGAGATGCAATCAACGTACCATATTACACAAATTTAACCGCCGAAAATCCGGTCGAATGTTTAAGGGTGAAAAGAAAGTCCTCTCTCTCACTCAAATTCAAAATAAACGATATGGAAATTGAGACGGTTGACACAATTTTGAAGTCAAATTCCAAACTTGAAACGATGGGAAAGAAGCTACTCAATCTTAATTTGATTGATGAGGAATATCTTAAACTTGATGATTTTGATTATGAATTATACAATAAGAAAGAAAATTACACACTTTTCAAAGCGAAAGAATACGCAAGACAAATATACGATAATTTGAGTGAACGACAATTACAGTATTGCAGGAATGACGTTGTAATATTAGCCCTATACAAACATCATTACAAAGAATTATACCCCAATTACGATTATTTCAAAATGACGTTATCACAAAATATAATGTCTGACTATGACACAACAAAATTATCAGTATTACAACTTAAAAACATTTTCTATAACGCAAAAGTTGAGAAACTTAGTGCAAGAGAAAAGCGGAAATATGAAACACACATAAAGTATTCTGACTATGTTTTTAACGGAATAAATCTATATCAATATTTGAAAGCGTCATATTCCGGTGGTCTTGTAATTTACAACGACAAACACATAGCGAAAATGATTAATAGATTAATGCGTTATGTGGATAGAAATAGTTCTTATCCTCACGTAATACACAAATTTCCAGTTCCAACTTTTTTAAAGGAATTCGGAAATGCAACAACACTGAACAACCTGAAAAAAGAAAACGAATTTTCCGTTTTTAGAATGACAATTGATGAATTCAATAATATGATTTTGGAAATTGATTCACACTTCATAAGATGTGCATTTGTAAAATATCTGTATAAGGGAAAAGATGATATTACGATAAATTCAAATAATCTGTTATTGTTGGAAGAGTTTGGAGTTGATTTGAGACGTTTTAAGTGCATGGACTACATAACATTCGAATGTAAACGTTTTGACACACACGAAAAGATTGCTGAATTTTACGCAATGAAACAACAATCAAAAAACAAAAATGAGATTGATGCGACCGATGTTGAAAATATAATAGTATTAGATAATATCCTTGATAAATTAGATAGTACGGATGAGGAAATATATTTAGCAAAAGTGTCTATGAATGGACTTAGTGGCTTACCAGCTTTGAGATCAACTTTTCCTGTATATGTTTTAAATGAAAATAGTGAAATAGTTGGATATCAAACTGGATTCACAAACAAGGAAAGAAATTGCATATTTTCGATTTTTGTAACATCACATTCATTTTATGATTTGTTGCACCCACTTACGACATTAACAGCGGACGAAATTGATAATTATGTATATTACACAGATACTGATTCCCTCATTGTTGATGATGTAATTTTTCACAAACTTGATTGTAAATTAGACGAAAACAATCTAGGTGCATGGGATGTTGAATATAATATCAAGAATTTATACATTGCAAATAATAAAATGTATTGTTTCCAGACAACCGAAAATAAAATTGTGGTAAAATCTTGTGGAGTTCGTAAAGATGCATTTGATACAAAAAACAAAACATTCGATGAGTTTGTAAAAGAATATTTAGCAATTGGTTGCAAACTTCCGAACCTCAAAAACGTGTTAAATAAACACGGAACTATCTCACTCTACAACGCATATACAGAAATCAAGGAACCACGTTACCGATTACCAGAACAAATTTTTAAGAAAACTAAGGAAGTACTTGACGAAATAAAAAGACAGGTCAGAAATTCACTCACTATGGAAGAATATGAAGATACAATTTATATAGAAACATATCACGGCGCACTATCTTTGAGCGAATGCGTGGAAGAGGAAAACGAAACGGACGGAAAACAAGACATAGAAAAAATTGTAAAAACCTATAAGTTAGCAAAAATTTATATGAGAAAGGAAAAATAAAAAATGGCATTAAATGAAATGCGTTCTAGGTCGAAAAAACCGCAAGATCAGGAAAGAGTAGAACAGGTAAAAAAGTATTACCGTAACAACACATTTTTAAATTTTGACAAAGCAACTCTTACACGGAATGAGGTTACAAATCTGCTTAGTGAAAGAACAAAGAGTATGATTGATGATTTTGAAACGTTTCTCGATGTGCAAAGACATGAATCAAATATGTACATCAACGGCGCATCAAATTACAGTGAAAATTCTTTCATACATGATATTATGTCAAAAATGAATAAAATGTCATTACGAAAACAAATGCAATTCATGGAGAAAGCAAACAAACTATTGAGAGAGGGTGGAATTAAAGGTGATCCGTACTCATGGCGTGCCGTAAAATATTCTGAATTCGGGTGATAGATATGAAAGCTGGATTAAAAAACAAAATTGACAAATGCATCAAAAAATACCGTGATTTACAGGATGAAAGATACAATAAATTCCTGTTATTAGACTATCTCACGGATGATGAAATTGACATAATGATGAGCATTACAAACCGGACAGACGGAAAAACATATTCGAACATCCTTATGCTACTTAGATTAAACGCTGAATTCGGTCTAACATTCGTTCTAATGTGTAGACATTTCACACTAAGAAAAGCATACTTAGCAACTGTTTTCGATATCGTAAACAGCGAACGCACTCACGATTCAAACCAACTCACAATTATGAACCGTGAGGAATTTATCGAAATCGTGGGTAAAGGTGGTAAAACAGTTTGTTGCGTAACAGATCTTAATAGCGCAAGTGATTTGAAATATCGTGCAAATGAAATGCGTCATTATGATTTAATTGTATATGATGAATTCATCGCACTTGAGCATGAATATTTATCACATGAAGTAGAATCCTTAAAGGTAATTTATGAAACTATGGATAGAGAATCAAACAAACGATTACTTGACAATCCGAAATTAATTTTTCTCGGAAACGCAATCAATTTTGCAAGTCCGGTAATCAGTTACTACAATATTTTTTCTGATATCGAATTACAAGAAATCAACACAATTCAGGTTGTTGAAAAACTTACGGAAAACAACGACCACCTAAAAATAGCAATCGAATTACGCCGAAATGAAGAGGTAAACAAAACCAAAAATAGCAAACTTTTTAATTTAGGTGGAAACAACTATGCGCTGTCAGGAGAGTTCACAACGAATGATTATCTATTACATAACAACGTTGACAACATGGAATACATAATTTTAAAGATTGATAAAAAGTATTTGAAATGCTATTACAATTCAGTTCGGATTGTTTTGAACGTCCTTGATTATTGCGATTCATACGGATACTGCAATAGCATTGCGGACATGAAAAAAGACGTGCATTACCTCAACGATAACTATTTTGATTCAGAACACATTCACAAAATGTATGACCGTACAATCCTGTACGCAAACACATACACATTGCAATTCATTTCAAAATCAACTTACCTACAACAAATTTTGTATGAAGAAATCGTTGCAGAAATTATGTACGATAAAAAGCAGATTAAAAAGATGATTGAACACAAGAATACAGACAAACGAATATTAGATATATTGAAACAATTTGAAAGTCCATTTTAAAAAAAAAGAAAGGAAGTGAAAAAAAACATGATTGCTAAGAATGAACGTAAAATTATTATATGTCCAAAATGTAAAGGTGAGGGATTCAGGTTAGACAGAGTTAACGTTAATAATTCAATTGATTTACCGTGCAAATGCAAATATTGTTGTGGGAAAGGCAGAGTTATTAAACACACGGTTATCACACATACGATTGTTTAAGAAAAAAACACAATTTAACTTCAAAAATTTGTCAGGAAAAATGCAGATTTCTCTTGACAATTTTTGTTATTCGTGGTAAAATAAAAGAAAAAAGTTAATTTAGGGGGTAGCACTATGACATACAAAAAGGTAGTTGAGGGAATCGCAAGAAATACAGTTGGTAAATTTATATTAGACAGGTTGGAACGTGGTTATTTTGATATTGATAGCATAGAACTTACACAACCAATCGGCAAGGTTTTTGATGAAATGATATTTTTTCAAGTTAAAGTTCGCATTAACAAGTTTGATGATTTACTTGAAAGAGATTATGCAATAGACGGAGCTATTTTCGACACTGGTAAAGGTACGGTAACATCAATTACTACACACGATGATAATTTCATTTATTCAGACACACTCAAAAAATTTAAATTCTAAGGAGATAGCAAGATGAAAAATTTACTTAAAAGAATCCAAAATGAGGTAGTTGTAATAGAAGATTCATTAATGAGAAATGGAAAGCTGTTAGGAGATCAATCAATAACGGTCGCATTAGTTCTAACGGATGATGAAAAAGAATTGTTCAAAGAATGTCATTATTTTGAAAGTGAAAATTTTTGGTGGGAAATTACTGATAATGTTTTATATCTTACTTATTCCGGTGAAAATTTTTGGTGGGAAATGGAAAATATGATAACTTATTCATAAGTCACCCTGAGGAGTCTTTGAAAATTAAGACGAAAACCAGCATAGCTGGTTCGGTGTCATAAAAAATCTAAGGAGGAAAAACAAAATGACAGACCAAACAAAAATCAAGGTTATCGAATTATCAATGGATTTAAACAACGTAATAAACGAATCAGTAAAGACAGTAAAGGGCGAATATTTTCAAGGATTATCAACACTTAATGTTACTACAAATCTATTCAAAGATGATGCTATCTCGATTTATCAGTTAATAAGTGAATACGCTACAATGACAACTTTGCTCTGTGAGCTAGGATTCATCGATAAAGAGTTATATGAGACTCAATGGCAGTTGATGGAAGACATTAGACAAATAGCAATGCATGATTTATTCCAATAAATAAAATCACACGCTGACCTAACGGCAAATACGGGGAGAAAGAGGTATTATTATGAGTGAAACAAAACTAAACACAAGCGGAATTGAGACAGTAAAAATTGAAAAAGTCGGTTACATCTACAAGCTTTGGGATAAGGTAAATGAAATCGTATTTGAAATGAAAACGATGGAACGGCGTTCATTCAGAACTGGAAACTACATTTTGCTGGATTCCAGAAAAGTAAAATTTCAAATTGCAGTCAGCGTTGACCTCAACGAAATGAAATTTTTGGAAGAAAAGGGAAGTGAGGTAATCGAATGATAAGCAGATACAAACTAAGAGTATTTTTGAGTAATATACCAGTTGGACAGAGATTTTATATTGACGCAATAAATTTAACAAGTCAAGCAATCGTTTATCTTAGGGGTTGTATAAAAGAAGGTTTTATAATGCCAGTGGATTTTGAAAATAGAGTTAAAATCAAGGAATCCGTAGAATCAGGTGATACAATCTTACCACAAGGATATTACAAAAAAATTTAAAGGGGGTTACCCCCCTTTTTTATTACAAAATTCTCAAAAATCTCCAATTAAGTCTCTTAATACTATTAATGTAAGAGTCTAAATTTTCCTCAACCGTTCCGTAAGCCGTTCCCTTGCAGTGGATGAACGTGTTATTTTCTGACACTATCCCGACATGTGCATCACGTGCTTGCGGTGCTACTTCGGTTAAAATTAAGTCACCGGCTTTCAACTTTGATTTGTTGGAATTGATTTCAGAATAACCACCACTTCCAGACGCAATAAGATTACCAGCAGTTCTCAAATTTCCAGTCCATGAACATATTTCCCCACCACTATTATACAATTTTTTTTCTGTTATCATATAATAAAGCGTAACAACAAATGACGAACAATCGGCATAACCATCGGAAAACGAAAAACGGTCGGTATCTAGTTCCTGACTATAAGATAATTTTCCAACGTATGACCTAGCAAGATCAATATAATTTTGAACTTTCGTTCCGTCCGTTGGAATTGGTGGGGGGTCAGTCGTGTTTGGATTGTCGGGGGTCGGGGTGGAATCCTCTCCTTTAATCGGTTTTGAATTATTGTTTGCAACGTCTTGTTTATTTGGAGTCCAAATTCTAACTCCTTCTTTAAATAATTGCACTATCTGTCTAGTTCCGTTTGAATCAACTCCAATCAAATGATACACATTCCCCCGCAATTGCATTGATGTGATTGTCAATGCAGAACTTGTGTTATCCTCAACTATTTCCTCATTAGTATCAGGGTCAGGAAGAACAGTATTTACGTTTTGATCTTCGCTTGGATTTCCGTCCGTTGGAATTTCATAATTACCTTTTTTTTGTCCAAAGTCGGGGGGTGGTGATGAACCATCCCATTTATTTAAAATATCATAAACCTTATTCCACCTTGAAACATATCCGCCAAAAGTTCCATCGTTAAGAAGTGCCTGTCTGTATTGTGCAATCGTGGTACCTCTACCACCCCCACACGCATTTACAATTCTAGCAACGGTTCCGATGCCACCCAACCAACCGCCGGTTTCCGCAAAAATTGCAGTTTTCGGATCAGTAAAATTATGTGATTTCAACACGGCTGATTCATCCGTAATATCTCTATTCCATAATTCCGTTTGCAGTTCGACACTTTTCGCACTTTGCAATATTTTTGACACGTTGTTTGCTTCATCTATCGTAAATGTTTTGCTAGTCCACCCACCTGATTCCATTTGAGATTTCATAGGGTTAACCGTGAAAAGTGAAGGGTTATCATCGTAAAACAATTTCAAAAGTTTGTAACTCCTTGAATGACTCCACTGTAAAAGTCCTATTCCAACTCTATCCCCTAATTCGATTTGCGCCCAATTATAATTTACAGATTCCACACTTGCAAGAACATATAAGCAGTATTCTTTCCAAACGCTGTCATACATAGCCATCTAAATTTACCTCACTTTATCATATTTTTCGTCAAGTCCTGCCCACTGACAGGCTGATTCCACAATCTAATTCCATTCTCAATTCTCAATTTGAATATATCAGAAATCTTACTGTCAACGTCTGACATTTTAAAGTTGTGTAATTTTGCTTTGAGATAGTTCGCCCGACTCATTGTATTCACCTTAATACCATTTCTCAAAAACGGAATCGAAAAACCAAAATTGTTATGGTACTGTCTCACACTTTCAAAAATTTCAGGTGCTACTTTTCTGAATTTCATTGTGATACCAAAAATTTCTTCTTTCTGCTGAAAATTATTTGAATGTGTCTGATTAGTGATAGTCGGAGTCGTTAACTTTGAGTCCTGAATTTCAGCATTTTTCGTGCGGTAATATTCATATTCATCCGTAATTTTTTCACCTAACGCCATCGGAGAAAAGTTAGAAATAACGCTTATCGTATCAAAAAGCCGACTTTGGATATCATCACCACTTACGATATTTTTCACACGATTTGAAATAAGTTTGCTTTCCGTCAACTCTCTCTGATATGCCGACTTTGCAAGACCTAGATTATAATTATCAATCAATACTGGTACATCGTCAAAATTATCAATGATTATTGCGTTGTTCATAAAGTCGCCGACTCCGACATTACCGGATGCATTTTCATTAATCTGATTTAACTTGTCAGCATAAATCACAACCTGATTATGATATCCCACACAAACACGACATTTGATTACAAGTCCGTCTGTATTTTCAATGTCCTCTAATTTAATTGTGCATTTCTGCCCGTCCCAAGTCTGCATTTCAATATAACAATACGGATATCGCATCAAGTGCTTTTCCCTTGTCAGATCACAACCGAAAATATTTGCAAGTTCAGCCCACGTATAACATAATTCCTTAATATCGTAATTCTTTGAAACGGAATTATTTTGAAATTGATAGACAGTGTAACTTGAAAACGCCGTTAATTGCGTTAAAGGTGTATCCAAAATGAAGTTGGCTGGTATTTGTGTTACTTTTATGAAATTCTGTACAATCCATGAATATTGTTGTAAATCTTTTGTCATTTTTGCAAAATCATCTTGACGCATGATGTACAAACTCACAGGGGATGTTATTTTATTAAAAGTTCCGCCAAATGCGGAGGGCATTAGTGGTGCATCCACCGTGCCAAATGATGATTTTCCACCTGACAGATCAACGGCAGATTGAATTAACACATAATACCAGTTAGTTTCATTGTCAAATCTGTACAATTTCTGTAAAATTGAATAATCGTTTGACGCACTGAAAAGAATATCATCATTATGTGTTAAATAACGAATGTTGCTATTGTATTCTGCAAGTGACAAATGCTGTCTATCTATTTGAGTGTTAAATGCGGTTGAAAAATGAAAATCACCGGTTGCAAAAGTGACAAATGGGTCAATTATAAAATTGACTTCCGTAACGCCGTCATTGACGTATTGTGTTGTTATGATATTAAAATAATAGATTTCATTTGCATTGTAAAATTTGCCGTAAGTGCATTTGGAAATTTCCTGATAATCATACTGAACTTTAATACTCTGTCTATCTGTGATGAAATTGAAATTCTTTTCAAATTTTATCTTTTCCGTGTTGGTCATATTATTGAAAAAATTATCTCTCTCTATTGCGTTTTCAAAGAAAATTGAGTTGTTCAAATCTTTGATGAAAAAATCTTTGTAAAGTTCAAATTTATATAAGTGTCTCATAGTTTTTTTCCTTTCTAAAATAATTCAAGGAGAAATTAATCTCCTTGAAAAATTATCCCTCTATTTCACCATAGACAGGAAGGGAAGGAAGTTTTCCAACCTCTGTCTGGACAACATAAAAACGTTTTCCGATATCCGCTGTCTTTGGTCTGTATTGTGACAATAGAGGTATATAAAAATCACCATTTTCTGTAACTTTTGCTGTTAAACATCCAAAATAAGTGTAATCAGTTATACCGACCTTTTTAGTATTTTTAACGTTCGCCCATTCCAAAATTATTGAAATTTCTGAATTGAGTATAGCACCAACGCCTGCAATTTCTGAATCGCCAACGTCTAAATTAAACGGAACGACTACTTCTGAACGTTCCATAGCCTGTGTGGTTCCGCCGGTTGCATCCCCACTTGATTTTACCTCACCGCCGTAAATCGCAAGTCCTTTCCCACTTATTTCATTTGGACCAGTTAGATTGAAATTGTCAGAGTAATGTGCATGTAAAATCTGTATTTTGTCTGGGTCTAATAGTGCAAGTCCGTCTATCAAATAATTTACGTTTTTATAGTGATACATTTTATTACCAATTGCACTAAAAAGGTGATTAACTGGGTTGTTAGTTGATTGTCTGTAAAATTCTAAATTTGGAAATATTGCGCCGTCACCTTTAATAACTATATCCACAGACATATTGTCACCCATGAATATTATATTAATGTGACTTGACCATTTATTTTCGGTAGGTTTTTCGATAAAAACAACTTTTGTATATTTTTCGATATATAACGGCGAATTTGGTGCACTACCCCAATCAATATATGTCATAGCGTTTTTATCATCGTAATTACCGTATTCAACGCAATTCACAAAAACCCGTCCGGTATCCTCACAATAATAGAGCATGTTTAATGTTGGATTTAAAATTTTGTCATAATCATCTTGTGTAAGAATTCTATGTGTGTTTACATTGAGAGACGTACCAGCTTTTAATCCGTTTACAGTTTCAACTTTGTTATTGATTCGCTTTAAAAAGTTGTCAATTTTTACAAATGCATCCCCTTTTTCGGATGTAAAAAGATCGAGTTCGTCTGACATTAAAGGGGTTATTACATCGTTTTTGATTTCAATAACACCCTTATTCGCAAGGGGAACATCTTGCGTTCCCCTGATTATTTTTTTAGACATATTTTTCTCCTTTATCTAAGAAATATCTTTTGTCCGACATAAATCAGATTCGGATTTTTGATATTGTTAATAGAAACAATGTCGGATAATGACAAGTTGTATTTCTTTGCGATGGCAGACAACGTGTCACCTTTCACAACTGTGTGAAAACAGGGGTTGTATGCAATTATGTTTAACACCTGACCAACGTTGATTAGATTCGGTTTTGTGATATTGTTTATTGAGATTATCTCATCAAGTTTCATGCCGTATCTTTTTGCAATACCTGACAGCGTATCACCTTTCACAACTGTGTAATTTGCATACGTTGCCGTGTCAGGGGTGACAGCCGTTTCTTCGGCAGTATATCTCAAAATGTTCGTCCACGGACGGTTATAATATGACCGGATGCAGATTTCTCCACCTGTCTGATCACCGGGGATTCCCCCAGTAACGGTTCCTTTTTCGTTGATTGAAGCATGAACTAAACGCCCATCACCTAACGACATTCCGGTATGATGGGTTACATTCAACAATACATCACCGTAATTTAACCCTGTTCCGGTTGCAAGATTGATCTTACTTGTCACGTCCGTGAAACCTAATTTTTTGAATACACTCAACATGTTTCCTGTGTACGATGCACCGTTAGTTTTAACCGGAACGCCTGCATTTTGCCATGCTGTTATTACCAGAGACGAACAATCATAATCACCTTTTTCACCCCAACGATAAATTTGATCATATCCGTGTGAATTGTCGTTTGCGATTTGTAGCATAAAATCCATTGCTTTCGTTATTTTACTCATTCTGTTCTCCTTTCTGTAGAAACAAATCTTTTAATTTTTGCGGAACGGTTACACCGGAAGCGATTACATTTTCAATTATTGATAGTCCTTCAGTTAAAATTAATGCCGTTATTACAGTGTTTCTCAAAACTGGTATGTTCGACAAAATTCCGAACACGTTCGCAAGGATTACAAGAACTAGGATTAATATTTTTTTAAGAATCCCCTTGAAAGCTTTGTCAGAACAAATCTTTGTACCGCTTTTACCACCTGTGATTCCAGCGGCAATTAATCCGGTTACAAAATCGAGTGCCATGCATGTTAATAACACAGACAGTGGCATGTCATAGTTTCCAAAAAGATAGAAAAGTAAGGAACATAATACACCACCTATAGAGCTTATTGCTTGTTTCATTTGTTACCCCCTTTATTTGAAAAATGTTGCTGCAATTGATAGCCAGCATGACGATGTTAATGTGTCAACCGGATAGCTTTCCCGAAACGGTCTGCCGTATCCGTCAATGTATCCTCTAAGTGCTGTTACATAATAGATGCCTTGTTTTGCTAGACTTACGTTTGAATTCCAAGAAGCACGTAAGTCTAAAGGGTAGACCGTCCAACTTCCGCTTGACGTTGCGGTTGTGTGAATGAAATCCGTGGGATTATTCATCCATTCGTAATCATTTATGAATCTAACGCCATAAATTCTGGATTGCGGAACGTCCGATATATCAGAACTTCCGTGCATATCAATGTTTTTTAAATATGGCTGTTGTATAATTGTTCCGGTTGATGCAGCACTGCCAATTCTCAACATTGCACCGTTGTAAGTTTTTGCTAGTTTTACCTCTAGGTCATTTGATTCTGTGTAAAAACCGTTAAAAAATACAATTTCATAATCTTTATTTTTTACTAAACGCTCGTATCCACCGCCGTTAATTGTATCGAATAGATTGTAAATATTTGTAATGTCATTTTTAATTTTTGATATGTCATTTTCTATTTCAGATACTCTCGGTAATAAATCATATACATATAACGCCTTGTCAGAACCTTTTACTAATGCGTTTAAAATATCAGTTGAAATGTTAACATCATGATAGACGTTTATGATATCATCCCATTCCTGCCAGTCACCTTCAATGCGTGGGGTTGTGGTGTCTGTTTTGTTAAACTTGATATCACGGTCTAACAGTTTGTTTATCATTTGCATGATCTTTTTGATTAATGCGTTCCATCTTGCTAGGAAATCATAGTAAGAGGGGGCGTTTGTGTTATAATCTGCTGAATCGTTGTACCACGGCATGTAAAAACGTTTACTTTTGTTTCTTGGAACATTGTGATTGTGTGGATGGTCAGGGTTGAAACAATTGTCTTTATCCTCAAATCTGAATGGTTCTTTGTTTGCCATTTGTTCCCCTTTCTCTAAAATATTTGCAGAAATAGCCGTTCTTCCATTTCATTGAAAATTGTTCGGTATAATCCAAGAGTTGAATAGATATCCTCAATTTTTAAGTTGCTTTTCTTGCTTGTTGAATTGTTTTTGTTGATGGATTGATTCAATGCGACTGTGTTTTCGTCTGCATAGTTGAGGTTGTTATTACTCACGTCAAGATTGATTTCATCTTGCGGAGTTGTTGTTGACGCTGTCCTATTTTGGTTGTCGATTTGGGTTTTTCCGTCCGTGGTATCTGTGTTTGAATTTGATATTATTGCTTCAAAATTATCATAGATAAATTCTATCGCTTGTTTCTTTTCATACATGAATGCAAGTAATTGCAATTTAAATAATTCGATTGTTTGAAACTTGATTTCATGGTAGAAAAAATTGAATAGGAATGTTGTCTTGAAAAAATTATCTAAGTCCTCAAATTCAAAATAGAAATTTTCAAAGATACATTTTTTCATTACTTTTAAAAATTCCTTGTCATTTACAGTATCCTGTTTTATTAGACGAGTTATGAAGGCATCACTTGTGAAGCGCCCATTTTTGAAAAACTCGTCATAACCGTTATTGATTAACTCGTTTCGTAAATAATCGTGTATGGAAGTTGTGTACTTTGCCATTATTGAATATCCACTTCCTTTTTAAATATATTTCTTTGGGTTTCCTTGTCGTTGTCGTATATGACTTTTATATCATAACCATAACGTTTATTCAGTAAATCAAATGATGATTGTCTTGATTTTATGTATATGTTTGCCATTGCCAATACCAACTCATTATTTGCGTTGATTTCCTCAGATGATATACCGGATTCTTTAGCAATTCCAAATGAATTTATACCTAATATCTGACACATTTCTGCAAGCACTGTGTTATATTCCTGTTTTAATGTTGTCATTAATTCGGCAATTACGGCAGTGTGTTCAAGTACTCCAATGTTCTTGTCAATGTCAAAATTCTTTGCTAATTTCAGGAATGGAGAACCGTTGTAGAATTTCTGAACAACTTGATTCAGTGTTTCGTCATTTTTATCACCCTTGAAGTACGTAAGACATTTTGCCTGCACTATTAGTGACATTCTTGACGCTTCAATTTCACATAACTTTCTTGCGTAATGAGAAATGATTTTTATGTCGGAAATTGAATAGTATTCCTGATTTGAAATTACTATGTAATTCCCTGTAGCACAGTTGTCAAGTAGTGAAATTCTTTTATATTCCTTTTCCCTCAAATTTTCTGGGATTGTGAATATGATTTTATTTTCATTTTGCGGTCGGAAATCATCGAATTGAAAATTCCTATGATTTGAATATCCAAGAATGGTTATCGTTCCGATATTTGTTTTTCCTATTGCTACATCTTTCCCACATCGTAAAAGATGTTCTAAACGATGTGGGTCAACCTGTATTGTATCGAAATTTTCATAAGAGATTGTAGAAATCAGAGCCTTGAAAGTTCTGTCAATCATCAATCTCAAATGATTATTCCGATGTGAGATTATCTTTTTTTCTAAGTCTTCTGATAATTCAATGTCTAAACCGTCAATGTTCATATTATCACCCTGTAATTAAGATTTTGTTGTAGAATGGCGAAACGGCTTTCTGTGAGTAGTAATGGAAAAAGTGGGTTGTTTCGTCCATATCTCCATTATAGAACGGTTCCTTGATCATGTCTTTGGTACAGCGTCTATACCGGATTGAACGAATGTCCATTATCATAGCAAAAAGATCATTGCCCGGTTTGATTTCTGTCAATTTAGATGCAATTGACGTAACCGATGTGAGGTCGAATGTGAAAACGGTTCCTTTTTCGATTATGTCACCTACATCGACCTGATAATCGCCGTATGCCCTTGCAAGATTTACGAAATCCTGATCAACTGTGATATCATCGGTTAATCTCCATGCACCGCCCAAATCATCAAATGAACACACTCTTTGCATGAAATCAAGTCCGGCAACCTGAAAAGTGTTAGCGATTTTTGTATCAAGTAAGTACGTTTTGATCTTGTCGGTTGTTAAAATCATTGTGTTTTTCAGTGCAGATTGAGTTGTATACCTGCCGATAGTTCCATTAGATGCGTTGACTGCTTCATTGTATTTTGCTGAATTGTTCTGAATGTTCTGAATTGACTCAAAACAAGAAGTTGCCAAATCAGACATATTTGTTACATTTCTTTTTACGGCTACCTGACTAATAGCATAATCAACAAGCATTGCTTTTATTTCTGATTCTTCCGCAACGTTGAAACCAGAAATGATATTTCTAAATGCCGATAATACAAAATTCACGCCGTCAATAAGCGTTGAAAAATTCAGACGCATATCATTGTTGTTGAGAGTTACTTTGTTTTTCTTTACTTCGCCTTGTGCGTAAAGACGTGTGATGATTTGCGGATAATTCCTGCGCAAAACGATATCCGCATTTTTGGACAGATTCAGAGATACCGGAATAATATCCTTGTATGTATATTCTTCACTAAGCTGACCGATAAAATCAACTTCACGTGCAAGCCAGTTAAAGCGATTTCCTAAGTCTTTATCAATCCCCACTGATTCCGTGATCTTTGGGAAGAGAAATTTTGTTACGAATGTTTCAAAGTTGGTAGCAACATTAGACCAGTTTGTTCCCCAGTTCCATGATGTACCGTAATTTTGATTGTACATCTTTAATGCGGACGCAACTGCTGTTGTGATTGGTGATGTTGGCATAGTTTTATCTCCTTTTTAAAAGTCCTGCAAAAGTTTTTCTAACTCTTCTGCTTCTGCATCGGTTACTGTTACTTCTGTTTCATTGTCCTTGTCTTTGTCATTGTCTTTGTCATTGTCTTTGTCATTGTCTTTGCCAGAGTCGTTTCCAGTCGTTTGCAATGACGTAATTATTTCAGATTGCTTTGTGACAGTTGTTTCTAGTTCTTTGTTTTTCGTTTCGAGTGCTGTCACTTTTTCACTGACTTTTTTCATGTCAGCCATGAATTCCTGTAGTGTCATTTTTATCAACCCCCTAAATTTTATTTTCGCTGCTGCCACTGTAATATTAATTTGTTTTTGTTTTCACTGCACTTGCAAACTCGTCCGGTTGATTTGCTTGAATAGTCATTTCACTGTTCAATTCAGTTGACTTATCCATTTTTCCATCACCGTAATTGTCAGGGTTCAGAGTTCTCATCGTGTTACCTTCCATATGTTCCACCCCCTTTCTTTATTATACATATAATTTATATCTAATTAATTATAACATGATTCGACAAAATTTGCAAGCTTTAATTCTGTGAAACTTTACTGTGTTAAAGTGTCTCACGTCACCACACCACCACGTCACCGTACTAAAGTGCTTTAACGAATTAGCACATTACCACGTTACCACTTTACCAGAATGTTTCACGTGAAACATTGTGGAGTAAAATTGTGTTTGATGGA